TGATCCTGCTGAAGGTGAGCCTCCTCCCCCAAAGTTTCCAAAAGCAGCAAAAGCAGCAGCAACAACACCTAAAGCTCCCGCAATAAATGCAGGTAATGTTAAGACAGCCGCTGGGCCAGTTGCTTTAGCGGATTCAGCAGCTCCTGCTGCGGCAGCAGACCCTGCAATTTTAAAGTTAGCGGCAACTAATTTACTTGCAAAAGTTAAAAATGTACCAAGAAATGTTCCTAGTTGAGGATTATTAAATGCTCTACCAATTACAGAACCTAATCCTGTAAATGCTTGAGCTAAGTCATCAATAGTAAACTTTATTTCATCTGATAATTCTTTAAAATTATCTGAAACTTCTTTGGTTGGTAAATTTGTAATGATTCCTTTATCAATTACTTGTTGTAATGAACTTTGAATAAATTCTTGACCAGTAGTTCCAATTTTACCTCCTTCTTGTAATCTTTCCCTTTGCTTTAATAAAGCCTCTCTATCTCCTGATCTTGGAAGTCCAATTCTAGGAAGAGCATTTATATCTTCAAAAATTCTTTTTAATTCATCAGCTTGTTCTTTTGTTTTCGTAGTTTCATCTAATGCAATTTTTAGATTATCAGAAATTGATTTTGTTAGTATCTCTCTCTGAGATTCAATTTCTAGTAATCTAGCAACTTCAGGGTTTTGATTTTTTAAATATCTAATGCTGTTTTCATTTGCAATAGCAACCTCTTCCTGACCTTCTTTTCTAAACCTATTTACTCTTTCCTCAATTTCTGAAATTTTATTTAAAACCTCAATATTTTTTTCATTAGTTCTAAGTATTCTCTCTTCGTCATTTAAACTAACTACTTTTTGAATATCAGATTCGGCAGTGGCTTTGGCAATTAACAAACGAGTTACTTTCTCATAGGCATCTCCAACCTTACCTGCTAAAACAGCTTCTGTTGTTAGGTTTTTAAATATGTCAGGAGAAATTTCATTAGCTTTCTGAATAGCTTTTAATCTCTTACTTCTTTCTAAAGTTTCATCTTCAATTATACCTTTTAAGGCATTAAGCTTTATTATCTCATCATCAGAATTTTTAATTCCTTCTAATTGTGATGATTCTGATTCATTTAATGATTTTCTGTAAGAATCTATTGAATCTTTGACTTCATCAGTTGCATCTTTTGCACCAAAAGCACCTAATTGATATGCTTGATAAGCAGCAGTTAAAGCAGATACTGCAAGAATTGCAAGATTAGAAGGTGTAATGAGAGCAGAAAAGAAAAGTTTAAGTTTTCCAGCAGCAGTTGTAGACTTATCTCCTAATGCCACAAATTGCTCACCAAAATTTTGAATGTTGTTAGCTACACCAATGATTCCAAATGGAGCATCTTGAATAATTCTACTAAAAGAAATGGCTGTTCCAGCAGCAGCTCCAGCAGAACGCTTTAAGTTATCAAATGATTTAACTGCTGTGCCTCCAAAAGATTTTCCTAATGAATTAAGTCTAGCAAGCTCTTGATTTGTTTGTTCTAACTCAGCATTAAACCCAGCTATTTGTTGTTCATTAGTTGCTTGGCTTAAAGAAACCTTTAATGCTTTAGCTTTAGCAGTTAACTGCTCAATCAATCCAATCTTTCTACGAAATCCTACATTGGATTTTTCAGAATCCGTAGCAGTTTCAGATTCAAAAGATTTTAGAGTTGCCTTAGCCTTGTTAATGGCTGATTGCAAATCTTTTATATCGGCAGTTAATCTTATTTGAAGCTCATTCATATTTCAAAAATACTAATTTTTAGCCATCTTATCTAAGAAGGCTTGTCTACGAGCTTGAATCATTTCTGAGTTGAATTTCTTTCCAACCTTATCAGTAGGTAATGGAAAGTACTGCTGAATGCTTTTATTAGCTTCTTTCTTTGGTATTGAAGTATAAACCTGATATGCCACAAGCCTATACTTTTCCCAATCTCTTGCTTGACTAACATGGTTACCACGAATGGTCAAAATAGTCTCAGCAAAAGTCATTTCATAAAAATTTCGAGGAAGTATGCGAAGTTCACCAAAACATTCTTGGCAAACATCAATCCAAGTTAACTTTTTTTTTCTTCAAGAGAATCTTCTGCTGACTCTAATTCTTTGACAGCAGGTAAGTCAACTCCCATAGAAGTCCAAAAAGTTTGCCATACAGAATAGATGTCTTCTTCACCAATCTCCGCAATCCACTCACCAACTTGTTCAACAGTTACAGATTCATCAAATCCAACAACATAATCGTTTCCAATAATTCCTGCGTAAATCAATGTCTTAACAAGTAGAAAATGATTTTTCTCATTAAGTTTCATTATTCGATTTAGCAAATCTTCAGTCTCAAAATTAGCATTCTCACCCTTGTAGATAATCTTAGCAAGTTCAATAGCTGAAAAGTTGTTAAACCGCAAAGTTCGGTTCTTACCCCCTATGTTTAGTGTCATTATTCCTGTCATGCCACTAATTTAGTAATAAATGTAACAAGCAAAAAAAAAGCTCCTAAAAAAGGAGCCTTTTTACTAAACACAAACACGAAAACAGAAATTATGATGCAATAGCGTCATCAATCGGGCCAGAACCAGTAATGGTTACAGAGTATGTCTGATATTCAGGAGCAGTTGCAGTTTCGTCAAACTGGGAGATAAATCCTTGTCCGTAACGGATGTAAGTAGAATCCAAAGATTCAATCTTAAACTTCTTAGTTGCTCTTGTGATGACAATATCAAAAATTCCTTCAGCAGAAATTTCGTTTACACCAGGAGTTTTATTTACATCACCCTCGAAGCTCATAGTCCAAGAGATGGTAGAAGGAAGGTTTCTTACAAAGTCACCTGTACAATCATTGTTAATTTCGGTGGATGCTACGGAAACAGACAAAGACTTTGAGGAGGTACATACCGCCAATTTCCATGCTGGAGTTGCAGTAGCTGAGGTATCGATGTAAACCCCAAGGCTTTTACTAAATATTTCGTTTGCCATAGTAATTTTATTTTATTATTTCAAAGGTATAAGATTTTTTTTTATTATCAAAGAGGTACAACTATGTGAGAATATGTCCTAACATTTCTGTAAATCCAATACTCACTTGTTCTTAATTGAACACCATCGGAAGTAGCAAGATTCGTATTGCCAATTTTCCAACCGTAAGCGGTAATATTAATGTCTACTTTATTAGTTGGATTTATAATTGCCTCAATATCTTCTGCAATATCAAATGCCTGATCCATACCAGTTGGCCTAGTAAAGCCAGTTACAATGTCTAAGGTCACATCTGCATTAAACTTCTTGCAACTTGTGTTTGCAATTTCAGAAGTAGTAATGCTAGAAATAATTACATAAGGATATGGTGCCATCTCAGGAATTGAGAACGCATCATATATTGGAACACCTATTTCTGGATATAGTGCTTGAAAATAACCAGCTTTTAATGCTTTTGATAAATCCATACTCAAAGATAAGGTTTTTTAACGATTTGTAAATCCAAACCTAGAACCCTGCTGCCTAAAGGACAATCTGCATCTGCAATTAATCGTATTAGTCATAGAAGCTCCTTGAGTTGAATCTCCAGGATATGCCAACTGCTGACCATTGATAATAAAGTTGTCTTTAATTGGAATAAAGAACTTAGGGTCTGTAAATAAATGGGCATCTCTAGTTCTATCGTCACGGATTGCCTTCCATGCTTTCTGCCAATTCAATCCTGAGCTTTCTAGTGCAAGAAGTTGTGCTTTGCTCATTGCATTGGTAACCTCTGTTCTTGCAATCGTGTTAGATCGTAGCACAAGGTCTGTCTGTCTAATCAAGTCAGCTATCTGCTCGTTGCTTAGTCCATCGGCTCTACTCTTTCCAATTAAATCGTTTACTCGCTTAACTCCTGTTGATAGTACTTCGGCAATTCTAAAGCCAATGTAGGTGCTAAGAAATCCATCCATAAGCCTTCTCCAAAACGATGTCATCTCATTTACATCCTGGGGTGCGAGAGTACTTGCAACCTCATCAAAAATGTCTTTAGTCTGTATTTCTTGATTTGTGATTGGCTTGACAAACTCATTCCAAGTTAATGTGCCCTCATCCTCCATTATAAGCTGATATATGGCTTGATAGACCATTGATATACCTTGACTACTCACAGAGCCGATGTCTTGTCCTGACTCAAATAAACGAGCCATTTCATCGTACTGTTCATCCAATGCTCGGTTTATTAGCCTGGCAAATCGTTTCTCAAAATAAGAATGTCTTGAAAGATATATTTTGTCCGTGTAGTTCATTTAGAACGCTCATATATTTCTACTCCTCCCCAGATAACTAAGAAGCAGAAAGATACGGATAAAAGATAAGCAAAGGGCTTGTTGCACCATAGGGCAAACTCAAGTATGCCTGAACAAATTGAAAGGCACAGAAATGACAAAGCAAAAATCTGTGCCCAATCCTTTAATTGTTTCATTGTGTTTGTAGAAGTTTTTTAATATTAGCTAAAGTTTTCTCAAACTCCAACCTAGCGTTTTTATATAAATAGCTTCGTGATGGTAAAGGAACAAATGGGTCTTGTTTTCCTTTAAATTGCTTGGCATATTCCACTAAGCCATATTCTTGTAAAAATCCTTGGTCAACTCTAGACCCTGTACCAAATTCAATAAATGGAGCATAGTTTACATTATTAATGCCTCCAGCCTTGACAATCCATGTTAATCCATTATTTGATGCTACAGAACGAATAGTTCCTTTTAATGCACCTGTATCAACAGGTACATCTCTTTGTGCATCAGCCTCAGTTCTTTGTGCCCAATCTTTTACTTCTTTATAGATACCAAGTTGTACATCTTCAGAGTACTTATCTAAATCTTGTAAAAGAATGTTTATTCCGCTAACCTTAACTTGGACTGCCATTTCTATTAGTTGTTTCCATTGCAGAGAATGCCTTGATAGTAATGTATCTTCTCAATGGGTCAACCTTTGGTGCAAGAGAAGTAAAGTAATAGCCTCTCCACTCAATCTGATCTCCATTCTGAATGACAACAGAAGGATTGTATCGAATCACAACCTCAATCAAAGTGCCTAAGTCTTGCTTCTGTACAATAGTATCTACACTAGGTGTAATTTCTCTTACACTAGCACCCTTTGGTTCGTAGTAAGTAGATACGGTATTAATCAAATTCCCAGTAACAGGATTTTGAGTCTCAACAGACCTTTTAAATACCACTTTTTCACGCATCATGGGAATACTATTCTTCTATATGGGTTCACTAATAACTTAACCTCACTCAACAAATCAGGCTTAGAATTAGCCTCTCTGTATTCGTAGTAATGGTAGGCTTGACGATAGATTGCTTGCTTAATTGCATCATTCACCAAACTTGCGTTGGTAACATAGGTAATATTGATGTCTTTTCCACCTTCTTTTAGTAAATCACCAAATAAGTTGTAACCTGCGGTTGTAATTGAAGTAATAGGGCCATAAGGCAACTTATAGTTCTTAGGCAAATGCAAGGCAATCAAGTTGATTGTCCGTACACCCAAAGACTTCTGCATATACTGCTCAATGTTTTGTCTAGCTGACTTTAGAAACAATAGAATCAAGTTGTCATCGGTATCAAAATCGATTCTAGCGTAGTCCTTAAAGTCCTCTACATTGTAAGGCTCGACATAGCTTGCCTCACTCGTAAACCTTATCTGGAGTCCTGTTGCACCTAAGTATTCATATACTGGCAGTATATCGCCAAGCATATCTTCGTTGTATTCATATCCTGCCATGACTCAAAGATAATAAAAAAGCCTTGGAAAATATCCAAGGCTCTTATTCTAAACTATTGACTTCTAATTAGGAAGCCAAAGTTACCTTAATGAACGCATTGTCATAGAACACAGGAAGTGCAACTCTCTCCTCAACACGAACCAAGATTACGTTCTTCTCAGCATCGTCAGAGTTCTGATCGAAGAATCTGATACGAGGAGCCTGACGAGTCAACAACTGAGCTTGATTCCAATCACCAACGATACCAGTTCCTTGAGAAAGGTAAGAGTTAGAGAATACAGGGATACCAACTACATTAAGTTGACCAGTCAAAGGATTAACAGTCACAACACCTGGGAAGTCATACTCACCAGAACCAGAAGCCTTACCCAACAAGATGTTTACATAATCTTGGTTAGACAATACGATTCCAGTTGGAGTGTGAAGGTTGTTCTTCAATTGACGAAGAGCAGCATCAATCAAGATTTCGATGCTGATAGTCTTAGAACCATTGTAGTTCTCAGAGTTAGCAGCATCAAGAAGCAAACCTTGGATGAAGGTATCTTCCTTCTTCAACAATTCTGCACGACCTTTGTTTTGCAAGAATGAAGTCATCCAAGCCAAATCTTCGATCATAGATACAGGAACACCTTTGATAAGACCTGCAATCCACTCAGCATCTGCTTGGTAAGTAGTGAACTTAGGCTCGATTTCAGGCTTAGCTACATTAGCTCCACCTTGACCTGTTCCGTATGCCCAAGTGTTAGCTCCACCAGTAGTAGCAGTTTCTTTAGGATACTTAACGAACTCACCAGACATTGTTCCACCAGGAAGTACATTTCTGTAATGGAATGACTCGTAAGGCAACAAGATTGGGTCTCTGAAGTCAGTTACGAAAGGCTCATAACCAGTGAAGTCAGAATAGTTGAAATCCTTCATGGTCAATTCCATACCCTTACCAGACTTCACATTCTTAACCATCTCAGCGTGGTTAGACTTCAAAGTCTCATGCAAAGACCATCCGAAGTTCTTACGCTCAACTTTAGCAGCAGATTTCTCGGTGATGTCAGCAAGAGCCTTATCCATTTCCTTCTGGATGTCAGCGTGCTTAGACTGCATATCAGCAGTAAGCTTGTCCATTGCGTCTTTAACTTTAGTGTCAAATCCAACAACATCTTTTTCTCTTTCAGTAGAGAAGTTTTTCTTCAGGGTTTGTAGCTCTTCGGCTAGAAAATCCTGAACCTCTTTAATTTGCAATTCTGCCATGATTTCTAAATGTAGATTTAAGTGATTCAATTAATTTATTACTATCCAAATCGGCTTTAACCTCTTCTAAAGTGATTTCTTTCGGCTTTAGAACTTCGTAAAGTGATTTAAGTCTTTCTTCTAGTTTGACAAGTGTCTCATCAGTAGCGTCAGAAGTCCTAACAAACTTCTCTAGTCTGTCAAGGTATTCAAACGCATCTGTCTCAGATTTCAAGTCAATAAATGTGGTCTCAGGATTTGCTCCCAAGAATTGTACTGCTGATCCTTCGTACATAATTACTTCTTTAATGACATTAGCTTTTCTAGTGCCATCAAAGTACTGCTTGTCTTTAGGTACAGAGAATCCAAAGCTATGTTGGTTAATTAATCCTGACTCTACCATCTTCATAAAGTCAACACCCAAACTATGAGTACCAATCTTAGCCTCATATCTCAAACCCTTCATATCCTCCTCTAGGTTGGTAATAAGAGCAACAGATTTTTTAGAGTCATGGTCTAGCAAATACTTAATTAGCTTCTTACCATTAGGCCCACGCTCTTGGATAGTCTTAGCGAATGCTCCTCTCTCGATGACATCACCATCCAAGTCCTTGTTACCAAACATTGCAAAATAACCTGAAACAACACCTTGCTTCATGTCGGCATCTTGAAATCCTTGGTTAATACCTTTAGTTAGAAAACCCATATTGCTCTGTTCTTTTATTTCTCCTAATTCTCTCAGTTTACTCCTGCTCCAAGATAGTGCAGCTTTTCCTCCCCACGCATCGTACATCAATAGACCGCAACCATCCTCGTAAGAGCTAGAAGATTGTAAATCAACCTCATGTCTACTTAGATAGCTATACATTCTCTTGATTGTATCTACTGATACAGGCTCGCCTTTTGCAAGCTGATTCGCTCTCTGCTTTCCAACATCTGTGCCACATGGCCCCCATCCGTTTTCCTCAACATATTTAAGAACCCTCTTGGCATTATTTCTAACTGCCTCAGGATAATCTGAATAGCTTTTTTGCTCAATAGTTACCAAATCGCAATTCTCATTCATACACAAAGATTGAAAAAAACTATCAAACATACAAACTCATAGAAGATGACTAATATTTCTTCTAGTATCTTGACCACTCTCAAATCGATAGTAGTGAAACAAGTATATACCTTTAGCGATACCAATTCGTAGTCTATTTCGCATTATCTGCTTACAGAAATGATAGTCAAAGAAATGTCCATTAATCTGAATTCCTCCTTCAGGAAACCCTCCGACTAGCAACCATGTCTTCTTGCTAAACAGCATAAACAATCCACCAATAACTTGGTTAAAGAACATCACATTACTTCCATGCTCGTTGTACAAGTCAACTGCAATCTTTCTATGATTCATGATATCAGAGTCATCTGACTTTTGTCCTCCTACAAGCTGATAGTGTAACCCTAGCCGATTGGTCATGCATCCAACCAAGTCAAAGTCACCTCGCTGTGCTATCTCCTCGCATTGCTGATATATCTTCTCGTGATACATCGGTAGCGTATCAATGTCTCGTAGACAAATCCAATCATCGTCAGGCAGACCACGAATCAAATCGTTAATTGCCTTACCAATGTTCTTGTCTGATCTACCAGGTGTTATGTGGTGAACCTGAACGCTCTTCTTAACCTCTACCTTTCCTTTGTGCTTATTTATCGTAACAAAGGTTGCCATAACATTGTGTGGCTTGATATTCTCAGGACTTACATTTCTCCAATAAATTACATACGGAAATGCCAACTCATCTCTGCTAGTATATTCCTGCACAATCTTCCATACACCATCCATCAAGATATTCTGCAATGAATCTCGATTTGACCGCACAAAAAAGTTAGTCTCTAGCAATCCTGCCTTATCCTTATACCTACTTTCCAAGTAATACCTAAACTGCCTCTTTACCTGATCCTCGTTTACCTTTCCCTCATTAACCAACTCCTTCGCTCTAGTGTACACATCCAAATGGGCACGAGTCTTAAACCATATCGGAAAACTAGGTGGCTCATGCACAAACGAAATATTCGCATCGGCATAACAGACCAAATCGTATTCACTTAGATACAAGTGTGATAGAAGTTTGTACTTTCTAGCCTCCTTCTGTCTATCTGTAATGCCATCCACCACTCTTATCTGCCATCCATCAACCTTTAGCTCTGCATTATCGGTAAATAACACAAAGTCCCACCCCTCAAACTTAGGGGCAGGACTGACATCATCGTAGTCTCCGAACAAGACCGAATAAATTACTTTCATCTTAAATATCTCCAAGTTCTCTCCTCGTAGAAGTTATGATTTACATCTGAGCTTCCAAATCCGAATATACATTCATCTTTATTTGCCATAATACCTGGGAACTGCTCTGTCAAGTACTTGTCTAGGGTCAACTTCATATTTTTTAGTCTTGCCTTAACTTTATCAGTAGCAAACCAATAGAATGATCCAGAATAGTGAAAGGGATACGGGACATAAGGAGGACACGGCAATAACTTAGCACACACACCTGCAAATAGCTTATCTCCCAATACAGGAGGTGTAGTCAAGTTCTTTCGATACAGATGTGTAATCCAAATGTTTAATCCAGACCATTGCGGTCGAGTTACTCCCTTGCAATGTGCATAGAATGTCATCCCACCATTAATCTCTATCAACGAGTCTAAGAAGTGAGTACA